GGCAGAATTATGCCATCAGAATGAATATCGGCAGTAAAGCGTACTGGGTCCAGTGTGACGCCGGTTCCTTTGCGGCGCAAGCAGCTTTACTTGATCGCCTGGAGAATGAAATCTCGCATCTTGGCGTCACAAAACTGCTAGGCCAGAAGCATGTAGCCGAAAGTGCCGACGCAAAGCGCATTGACCACCAGCAGGCCAACTGCGTGCTATCAGTGGCTGCTACTGAAACGCAGGCTGCGCTTAATGAAGCATTTAGAATGGCGGCAGAATACAGAAGCATAGAACCACCTAGGGTTGTTATCGACAAAGACTTTGACTTCTATCGCTTGCTAGGACAAGATGTGAGCGTACTGGCCGACATAGAAGCCAATGGCCAGATCACAACTGAGCTATTCCTTCGCATCCTATCCCAAGGCGAATGGATACCTGAGGACGTGGACCTAGTTAAGCTAGGTGAAGCCGTTAAAGAATTGAAAAAAGAGGCAGAACGTGTTATGCTTGAACAGCAAAAAGCGCAGAACGCCAATGGTGCCGCAGGATCAGGACGCTCGCTCCCGCCTTCTGGAGCTAATCGAAAAGCAGGCGCTGGCAGTGCGTGAAAACACAAAGAAACCCCCTGAACCGCTACATGCAGCAGTTCAGCTTGATGTCAAGTGGGGGTTTCAGTTAGGCGCTGCGATCAGAAGCCAGACTCACGCTGAACGGCCTTAGTGGCCCGAATCGACTCACGATCAATCATCGGCTTTTTCAACACTTCGGTCTTGCATTTTCCGTCCGTATCAACGGTCTTCCGAAGCACAAGGCCGGCCATGTCAATCGTCTCGGGGCCAGTCGGCTTGTTTTCGTCTGCCGGTGGGTTCTCGGAAGGCGACCGAAGCCGCGCTATTTCGGCCTTGAGCTGTGCGATCTCACTGTCTGGATCAAATGCAAGAGCCACGGGCGCGACAACCGCAGGGGCCGGAACGCTGGGCTTTGCCGCAGGGGCTGGAGTCGGGGCGGCTGTTGCCATGGTGCAATGAATCGGTTACGCGCTACAGTATAGCGCATCCACCAATCAGGCCATGGAACTCACTGCTGAACAAATTGCAGAATTGCAACGCAAGGCCGCAGAAGCCGAAGACCTCAGGCAGCAACTGGCTGCTGTAAATGGCAACAAGGAGACAATTTTAACTGAAAAGAAAAAAGTAGCCGACGAACTTAAGGAGCTAAGAGACAAAGAAACAGAGCGCCAAAGAAAAGAGATGGAGCAAAAAGGCGAGTTTCAGGAGCTGCTAAAACAGGCAAACCAAAACATTGAAGCCTTGCGAAAGCAAAACGAAGAAAAGGACAAGGCCATTGCGGAGGCAGACGCTAAGCGCGTCGAAGATCGTAAGCGTGCTGATTTTCTTGCTGTCTTTAATGCCGCCGAAGTGTTCCATCCCGAGCACGCATGGGCATTGCTACATTCTCTTGTTCAAGACAAGAACGGCAAAACTATTGCAGTTATTGATGGCTTAGAGGTTGTTATCGCCGACCTTGCCGGCAAGCTCCGCAAAAACCCTCAGTACGCCTATCTGTTCAAGCCCCAAGGCGGTAGCGGTGGCATGGGCTCCAGGCCGGCTACGGGCGCTCCTGCCGATCCTGGTGGCGGCATTGTCACTAATCCGTGGCTTCCTGGTGGAAACGTGACCGCACGCATCGCCATACAGCAGGAAGATCCTGATTTAGCTGCTAAGCTGAAGGCTGAAGCGAGCGCTGCTGCTCGCAGCCAAGGGTAAAGCCGTGCCGAACCCTGGGCAAAAGCATCGACGGCTGTGCGGTCATGCCGACTAAACAACCTCTGCTTTTCCTCCAGTGTTCCTTGGTAACCTGGGCGGTACTTTTGCCGGCGATGTAACAAGCCTTACGCGGCTTGCTACTTCTGGTGAATTTGCCGCCTACCTTCAAGAAGAGATTTTCAACAAGTCCATGATGGTTGCTTCTGGCATTTTGGCCAGAAGCAACCAGCTCCTCACATCCACTACCGGCGTTCGGGTCGAGGCGCCTTTTTTCCGACCGATTGACCCGGTGGAAGAGAGGATGGATTCTGGCCGTGAGTGGGGCGAATCTGGCGAGGGCCATTTTACCTTCCAGGGCATCACCAGCGCCACTCAGTACGCCACTATCACCCACCGGGGCTTTGCCTACGCTGTTGACAAGCTCTCGAAGCTGGCCAGCGGCGAAGATCCCTTGCAGGTACTTGCGAATCAGCTTGAGCCGGCGCTCAACAAGATCAAGACCCGCAAAATGATTGCGCAACTTGAGGGCTTGCTTGGCACTGGCGGCCCGCTTAATGCCACCAATAACGTAAACAAGTCTGTCACCACTGGCTCTACCATCGCCAACTGGTTGACAGCTGAAAACGTTATCGAAGCTCGTTACAAGTTGGGCGAACGGCAGTCTGAGATTACTACTCTGTTCTGTCACTCTTCTGTTCAAGCCTATCTTGAGCAAGTGGGCTTCCTGACCTACGATGCTGACCGCAGGGGCATTAACACGCGCTTGCTGATTGGTAGCGCTTTTAACGTTAAGGTTGTGGTTGATGACCAACTTCCGATCATTGGCACCAGCGGCCAACAACGGCAGTTTGTTAGCTACCTTTGTGGCGATGGCGTCATGCTTGAGGGTGAACAAACTCCCCTTGAGATCGAGACGGTTCGCAATGCACCATCCAAGCAAGATGGCATTATTGTGGACTACCATCACAGCTTCCACGTTCCTGGCACTACCTTGTCTGGTACTGCTGTTGACAACCCAAGCAACGCTCAGCTAGCTACCGGCTCTCAGCACGCGCTTGCTTACAACGATGCGCGACTGATCCCGCTGGTCCGGTTGGTGACAAACAGCCCCTACGGTGGTACGATCTGATCGGTTGACTCCGAGTTGGATTCCAGCCCCCCAGGAGGTCAGATTCCTGGGGGGCTTTTTCATGGCCCGATCTGAGCTATGATCGAGGCTGGCCCCGTACCGTCTCCCGATGGCGCTCTTTAATTTTCTCGAATATCGCAAGGTTTACACGGTCGCCACTCTGCCCGCGAATCCCCGGCGAGGCATGAGTCTTGTGGTCGGCAGCCTCACTTCCCCCACCGTAGGCGCCGCCCCCGTGGGCGGCGGCGCGGCCAGTGCGAAGTGCTGGTACAACGGCACCGCCTGGCGTGTGTACGCGGTGTGAACGCTTCCTGGTGGCCCTGGCATCGCCTGGCCGATCCCTATTACTACTCCAGCGTCAATGGCGAACGTGCCTGCAACTGCACGCCCCCGGCGCTGGTCACGGTGGAGCAAGTTGACGACTACATGGGGGCAACGCTCAAGGCGGCTGCCTGGACCGCGCTCAACGCAACGCAGAAGGCGCAAGCCCTTAACTCTGCTCAAGCTGCGCTGCGTACATTACGCTGGTGTACTGATGAAGCGACTTGTTGCGGTAACAGCCTAACGGCAGGCTATCTTGCTGCTGCCTCAGAGCTTGCGTTGGTACTTTTTAGCAACAGTACCGCAGTTATTGGCGCCTCTAGCCAGTTGCCGGCACCAGTTGTTAAGCGAGAGAAGTTCGACGTATTCGAGCAAGAATACTTTGCCCCTACCACTATGGCGCAAGTGCTGCCGAAGGACAAGCGTGTTGGCAGTTATTCGCCCACCGTGCTACGGCTTTACCCGTGGCTACTGGACTTAATCGGCTGTTGGGTTGACCGGCAGAACGAAAGCTCTGTTCGCATTGTGCGAGGCTAAATGAACGCTCCGCAAGATGCTTGGGCAAAACCGTTGTCAAAACGGATGATAGATAAGTACAGATCCCAGTCGCTTACATACATCAAAGTAACTCCTGGCGTTTACAATGAAACGCTAGGCACAGTTGCAATTACTGAAGCAAGATTTAATGCTGCCGGTGCTGTAACGCGCTTTAAAAAGTCAGAACGCAATGGAGTCGAGCAAGGCAACGAAGTCAGCGCATGGGTTGACCATGACACGGTGCCTTGGCCTATCAGTTCCAATGACAGACTCGAATACTTGGGGCGCAAGTGGAAGGTAACAGAAGTCGAAAGCTATGGTAGTGGTATTGACGGCGTTATCGTCGGACCAATCTACCTGACGACGCTAGACGGCAAAATGATTACTACACTGGGCGGCAAAGCCATTGTCATACAAGGCTCTGAAGACGAAAGGCCAACCTTTGCTATGTACGCAAGCAAGATTACAGCGAGGGCGGAATAATGGCGAGACGGCGTAAACCAGCGAAGAAAGGCAAAGGCTTCGGTCTTGAGAAAATGTCTGACGAGATTAGGGACGCTGCATTTACTGCATTGCGTAATGCCGCCAAGGAAGTAGTAAACGATCTTGCTGCTATTGGCCCAGCTTGGGGCGGTGACTTCAGGGATAGCTGGTATGTTGAAACTGCCGATGGCAAAAGAGGCGCAAGGCCAGGCGGCAAAGATGGTAAGTACAATCTTTTTAACATCCCCTTGCTTAAGACCCAAGGCCGTAACGCAAAGGGCCAGTTTACTTCTTCGTTGCCAGCAAGCGGAAGCAAAATTGAGCTGCTTATCGGCAACTCTTCCCCCTATGCGCAAGAGGCAATGGATCTTATCCCTGGCAGGTTTATACGGCAAGAAGAAGATCCAATTAAAGCGCCAGTTGCAATAGGCAGAAGGGTTGGCAAGTACCGGGGCGATGTTAAGGAAATGTCAACAGACGCGATAGCGGAATCGGGCAAGCGGCCAGCAATGTCAACGGCAGAGAAAGACTGGTACAGTACCTACATGGAAGGCGGCAAGTTCAAGGCTGCTATTAAAAAGGGCGCAAAAGCCGGCTTCCTTATTCCTGTAAACAAAAAATGACAGTCCCCTTTCAGCAGGTTCGTGGCATCTATGAGCGCATTGTGATTGATGCCGCCAGTCCGGTGCGGGTTTATGTCGAAAATCAACTTGCTACTGAGTTTGCAGATGATGATGAATACTGTCTTGTTCGAGTCAACTTTGGCTTGATGCAAGAGCAAGCCATTGGCGCCCAGGCTTCGTGGCACATTCGAGGCTCCCTGGTGTGCGAAATCTTCACCCGCAAAAGCATCGGCCCTG